ATTTTTTAACATATTAACCTTCTTTCTTTCTTGATTAATTATTATAAAAGATTATAACAGATATATTAACAAGTCAACAAGAAAGTAAAAAAATGTACACATTAAAAAAAGCTAAGGAATTGACCGGCGGCGGTATTAGTAACTGTAATAAAAAAATGCCGGGTTATACTTACGGCTTGAGCGCTAAGCTTTGCAAAGTAGGCGGCAAGCTGCAGCAGGTCCCGGGGTCAGTGTGCTTTGATTGTTACGCAATGAAAGCTAATTATTTTTATCCATCCGTGAAGACGGGCCACGCCCGCCGCCTGGCGTCTATTGATTCTCCTGCCTGGGTGCCTGCCATGATCCAGTTAATAACACACTATGAAAAGAATTATTTTAGATGGCATGATAGCGGAGATATACAAAGCCTGGACCACCTGCGCAAGATCTGCGCTGTAGCTGCAGGGACGCCAAGTATAAAACACTGGCTACCAACACGTGAAAATAAAATTGTAAAAGATTACAAGGACCAGGGCGGGGCGATACCTTCAAACCTTGTTATACGATTGAGCGCAACAATGATTAACGGGGCGCCTTCAAATATTCATGAGCATTCAAGCACGGTGCATACGCCAGGCGTTAAACCAATTGGCAGCGCTTGCAATGCAAGCAAGCAGGGCGGTCAGTGCCTGGATTGCCGGGCGTGTTGGAATCCTAACATCAAAAATATCTCATATGAAAAACATTAGAGTGATTATATTTGAATGCATTCTAATTATATTACTATACTTACTTATCATTAAACCAATATTGTGGATCATCAACAAGTACCGAGAAGGGTAAAACTTTCTCGGTTTTTTTTATTTTTTTTTCGGCGGGTTTCCCCTTGTGTCAGTTTAGTGTACCAAGAAGCACGGATCGTGGTGTGCGTTTAGTGTTCGGTGGTGTGCGTTTAGTGTTTGCCCTCCTCTTCGTTGGTGTGTGTTTAGCGTGTCAAGAACTCAACGACCTTCCCCCAGTCGAATGGTTTATGGAACACGATCAACGGCTCATGGATATTGTTTGATATATCAATACTCTGCCTTCCTCCATAGATATTTAGGGTGCTTTGTTCAAGGGGGGTGGCTATAATAAAGCAGCTACCACCTTTTAATGCGTGGTTATAATTCCATGCAACTTGATGAGGAGACAGCTTGATTTTGCTACGATTAGATACTTTCAATTCAACTGTAAAAAAGCCACAGTCTTTATGACATCCAACGAGATCAGGAAAGCCATTAATCGTTGTAGTTTCTACCCTATTCCACAATATCTGTGGTGTATTTTCTTTTATCAGATACCACAATTTTCTCTCTGGTTTGCGTAACATTTAATTCCATAAATAGTAGCATAAAAAAAGATAAAAATTTATACCTTTATGTCTTGTATAATCTTTTAAATAGTTGTAAGAATAATTAATCATTTAAACAAAGGATAAAATACAATGCCTATGAATAGAATTAAAATACAAGTAAAAGAAAAACATATCAAAGATGGCAGTCCAGAAAATTGTACTTATTGTGCAGTAGCTTTAGCCGTTAGTGATAAATTAAGCAGTATGTTTAAATTAGATTTAGAGTCTAGGATTATAGAAAAGGGCAATACTGACTATGCACTTGATTTAGCAACTAATAAACCTTTTCCATATCAACTTAAATTTGATACTCAAATAAATATGCAGGATCAAGAAACATTAAACGATTTTGTTTATGATTTTGACAATGGGAAAGAGGTTAATCCTTTTGAATTTGATATTGAAATTAGTAGTTATGTTATTGAAAGAATGAGAAAACTTGAAAAAGAGGAAAGGACTATTTTAGATGTCAAAAATAAAAAGTGAAAGCAGAATGTTATTTGAATATCCTGAACATGAAATCCAAATAGAATGGAATGGTTCAGCAACTTACAATGTTTTTTCTGAAGGTGGGGCAAGTTTAAATTGTTTTACTGATTACTCAGCAAAGAATATGAAAGAGGCACAAGTCATTGCAGACGAATGGCTTGAGGAAGAGTTAAAAGAATTAATAGAAGGAGGCTATTAATTAGACAAGAGTTTCTAGTGGAGGAGAACCTTATGGCTTCCAAAACCCAACGCAAGTGTTCCAAAGGGAATGTAGTGGGCAGAAACTAGAGAGCGACAATTTTTAGAGTTGTAAGTCGTTAACCTAAAACTCCAGGTATCTGAGGAGCCTCACACTCTCAGCTAGTAGCCGAGCTAGTTCACTTCGGCAAAGAAAAGGAGAAAGTATGATTAAAAAATTATTTAGATTATTTAAAAAGAAAAAGAAAAGTTTAGTGTGGTTGCACATTGATAACACACAATACTATGGTGTCATTGGTTGGTTAGCTAATGATAGAAAGACTACTGTTAAAGGTACTGATTACTTTAAAAGGGAAGGACAGTTAAGATGAAAAAGTTTAGAGTTATTATGTGGGAAGAAGCCACATGGGAAAAAATTATTGAAGCAGACAACAAAGAACAAGCAGAAGAAAAAGCATACGAAAATATATCAAGAACAGGATATGTAGATTGGGAAGTGGGTAATCACGGCACAAATGAAATAACAGATGTACAGGAGATAGAATGAGAAATAGTGATGACTTAGCCAGTCAATGTATAGAACACATTATCAAATGGTTGAATAGTAATATTGATAACTACGAAGTTAGTAAAGATAGTTGGTGCAACTTAGCATTAGCAGAAGATAGTGCAGACCTTAAAGAAAAAATAGATTTATTTATGGAGGAGGGTATCGATGAATTCTAAACAAGAACAAGAAACATTTTTAATGAATTGTTATGAGAAGGCTTTTGTTATTTACAGTTATGACAAGAACCTACACCTAGCTCATCTAGAAAATTCTGATATGCCATTAAAAGATTTTTTAAAAGCATACAAAGTTAAGATGAGGGAACTAACTGATGAGGAGGTAATATATACACCATGAAAATAGATAGAGTATTATCAGATGATGTTTACAATATTTGTCTGGACTGTAATCACTTGTCGCTTGATTATGGAGAAGTAGACATGGAATATGAAGAGGAGGCTGTTGTTGTTTGTCCAAAATGTACAAGTAGCTATTACTATATTGCAACTGAAGAAGACATGGGGAAGGGGGCTATTTAGCCCTCTTTTTTTTGTTCAATCTCAGGTACTTCTGTAAAGTCAGCGTCAATAATATCACCATACAGTTTGCGTATATCTTTTAATCTGGACTGTACTTGCTCCAGATTCATGGTGTCTATGGAGTTTAGCGTATGTATGTTTTGAGTATGATTATAAAATCCTGCTGCTTGACCTCGGTTCTTTTCTGCCTGAACAGAGGCAGACCAAGCTTTATCTTCCTGTGCTGCTCGGGACAAATCATCTAGTCTTTTAACATGGCGATCATAAGTGACTGCAGTTTTGTGTTGCATTTCTTTTTTGAGTTCGTCAAAATATCGGACTACTTCAGGGTTACGTTGGACGTTTAGCAGCTCAGATGCTGTAGTTCTTGCTCTATCAACAGAGTATCCTGCTCTTCTTGCAGCTTCGGTGGGGGTGATTGAACCATCTTCTCTAACTAATTCATTAACAAATTTGATTTGTTTAACAGTTAATCTTTTATTCATGCGTTTAGTTTAGTGTACTTTCTCAAAAGTATATAGTTGTTTTAAAAGTAAAACACAAATAATTTTATCGGTTACTTATTTAACAAGGCAGGTAACTGTAAGTTACCGTATAAGTAACCTCTATTATTGTTATATTTCATAGAGTTAAGAGTTAAAGTTACTTGGTTACTTCAAAATAAAAGTTTTTAATAAAATATTATTAATAAAAACTTTTAAAACATCTTACTACTCTATAAAAAACTTCGGATCTTCACGCACAGGGCCTAGTATTTTTTGTAAAATGACCTCACCTTCAGCTAAAATTGTAGACCATTCTTCTCTACTGTACGTGCAATCGTACTGATCCTTCCAAAATTTTACTGAAACCGTGCCACATTTTAGACACTCATGAATTTTCCGAACCGGACTATCGGGCAATCTAATGCTCATAGATCTCCTTTGTTTGTTCGTGCGTGATTTTAAGTTATTTTATAAGAAAAGTAAATAGAAAAGGGGCCGGAGGAATCAGCCCCTATCTTTGAGGATTAGAACGGCGGTTCTCCCTCAAACTTTACAACGGGATTACTCTCCCGAAATCTTGTAGTTTTTGAAGCAGTCGGGATCGAGCGGTGGTCCGTAATAGATTGACACGGAATCGTTAGCCCTTTCTGTCCAGGTCTGGTGATAGTACTTATCTTCATTGATCTCCCCTTGTGAGTGACAAACCTTACACTGGTCAATGGCTTCCTCACTTTCGAATCTAATTTTAACATACCCATTTCCTTTACAATTATAACATATCATTACCAACTCCTTTGATGCGTATCATAATACTTTGTAATCTTTTCATGTCTTCTTCTTTTTGGTTTTGTATCCTTAACAACTTGATGACCTCTCTTTAACTTACGTCTGTAAGCAGCTCCCAGTACAGAGTTCTTACTGCGTCCAAAGATAGTACCAATCTGTGTGTAGGAAAATTTTTCTTTTAACTTTTCAATCAAATCTAAATCCCTGTCTGTATATTTTTTTTCAACTTTACTCCTCATGCATACCTCCTCATTATAATTTTATGCAATCGCTCCCACCTCATGCGAGTAAACATTTCTTTACCGTTCCGGGGTTCACGCACCGCAGACTTTGATACCTTCTCATACTCTTTCATGAGCCTAACTCTAAGAGGATTTTTCTTAGCCATGATTCTTCCTTTCTCATTTCCATGTACATCCAAATGCAATACTCTTGACTGTACACTCTATTCTTTGTGCAATCATTTACATACATCCTGAAGGGTGAGTGCAGGACCACGATCCATACACACACCACCACCGTCAAACAAATTAAGCCAAGCCTAATGAGACGCACTCTTATGCAGACCCTTCAGGTTTAGCCATCGCCAAGAATTGTTCGTCAACATTCTCTCTACCTAGTTCCCACTGTATACGTGACCAGATATAAAGTTCTTCTTGACCCCACTTCTTTGCCCACTCTTCAGCAGACATACCCTCAGCGTCCTCTTCCATCTCCATGAGTAATGCTTTTACTTTACCCATCGTTGCTCTCCTGTTCTTGTTTATATTTATTAACAAGAAACTCTATCGTTCGACTAACAGATCGCATCTCAGCATCAGCCAACTCATGCAGCATCTTCCAAGTTTCAATCGAGATCGTAACAGATTTAAATTTACTTGTGTCCATTATTTTCTTTCCCTTATAGTTATCTTGACATCAAGATCCTTAAGAGGGTACTCACCATTTACAGTTTCATGATACTCTTCAAGGATATGAATAATTTTTTTAATATCTAGATCGTGACCAGACACCGAACCAACCAACTGATTCTTTTTTTCTTTGCCGTTGTTCCATATGGAACCATAGTTTTCTATATTATATTTATCAATATACATACTTTCTCCTTTGTATTAAGTTATTATATAAGCATATAACAGATTAAGTCAACCATTCTTTAAAATCTTCACCTAAAACTGTACTTGCGATGTTGATTTTATTACGAAGAGCCTTTACTATTCGCTCGTCCACTGTCTTCTCAGCAATCAGATCTATATAGGTCACATTACTTTTCTGACCGATCCGGTGTGCACGATCCTCCGACTGTATTCTTTTCTCCAAGTCATAGTTATTCGAATAATACACCACTGTACTAGCCGCCGTCAGGGTCAATCCATACCCGGCTGTCTGTTGGTTACCGACAAAATAACGAAGGGGTGACTTAGAATCTTGAAACCGTTGAACAATATCCTGTCGCTCTCCATCAGGAGTATCCCCGTAGTACGTAGCCACAGTATCAGGGCCATACTTCTTAGCAATATTATTATAGATAGTGCGTATGTCTTGACGATAGTTAGCCCAGATGATAGCCTTCCCGTCCACTTCTTCTAAGATATCCATCAACTCGGTGATACGATTATTTTTAAATATCTTTGTCTCACCGTCTTCCATGATCAGATGACCACAACTAATCTGATGAAGTCTTAACAACTGTGTCATTACTGTGCTAGCTGTTAACACACTACCATCTTCAAACAAAGTGAGGGCATACTCTTTCATTTCTTTATAGGCCTTCTTTTGTTCAGGCGTTAGATCCACTTGTCGTTTGGTATAAATTTTTTCCGGGAGATCTAAACAGTCCTCTTTCAAGACTCGGTAAGAGTGAGCATTCAACAAACCAGATAGCTCACCTAAGTTCTTGTACCCTACTACTTTATTAAATACGTGCGTGCCTACATTTGTTTTAACCTGAACAGTGTATCTATTCTTAAAACTATAGTAAGAGGCATGACCCAAGATAGCAGGATCAAGAAACTCACACTGCGAAAACAAATCAATAGGATCTCTTGTGACAGGTGAGCCTGTTAGTATTCTTCTATACTTTGCAAGCGTACTTAACTTGAGTGCGTTCTTTGTTCTGATTGCTTTCGGATTTTTTATAGTGGTACTCTCATCAATAACAATCATTGCTCGGTGACCATTAAGAAATCGTTCAGCGAACCGTGATCCTTTAGGTGTATGCAAGGCTTCTATATTCATTAAAAAAATATCGAGCGTCAGATCTTTTGGATCTTTAATAATACTCTCCAACATTTCTTTCTCTAACTTATTAGGGGTAGGTGTCCAGGCAACCGTGAAGTCTTCAATGTGATTTGGCAAATGCGTCGGTATTTCCTGGCGCTGCCAGTTACGATACACTCCCTTGGGTGCAAGAATTAAAACACCATTTATATGGCCGTGATCATACAGCATAGACATATTATCGATGAGTACTTTTGATTTTCCTGTACCCATTTCCATAAAATAGGCATAGTTTTCTTTATCCCATGACTTCTCAAGGGCAGTAATTTGATGTGCATAAGGCACAGTTTTAAACGGATAGTCCATAATTTCTCCTTAATCTTTCTAGGTTAAACATATAACACTTGCATTTTAAAAATCAATACGTATATGTAGAAGGAGAAAGTTATGACAGTATATGTAGTACAAGAAAAAACTGGGGTGGATATCACTGATGCTTTACGCTTTGGAGAATTTGAAAATCTATTACCACGTAAAGATCAATTGATGATCAGCTCACAACCTGTAGTGCATGCGCTAAAGAAAAAGTTAAAAGATTTTTCTGATGATGATTACATATTGTGTCTTGGCGATCCATCTATTATTGCAACTGTTGCAGTTGTTGCAGCAAGTATGAATCGTAATAGATTTAAAATGCTAAAGTGGGATAGACATTTAAAAAAATATTATCCTGTTGAGGTAGATACTAATTAAATGGAGAAAGTTATATGTCATTATTTGAAGAATCAAAGAAAGCTATTCAAGAACTAGAAGGCTCTGGTGATGATAGGCTTAGAGCTGTCGGTACCTTTTGTGATCAGTTAGAAACTGTTCGTAAAAAAATTACTGATAGAAAAGCAGAACTAAAAAGACTAGAAGAAGAAGAGTTCAAACTAGAGAACGAATCGATCCCAACATTATTAGATGAGATAGGAATGAAAGCAGTCACGCTTAGTTCCGGATCTAAAGTAGAGATACAAGAAGTATATAAAGCACACATAAGTGAGGCCAACAAAGCGGATGCTTTTAAATGGCTAAGAGATAATGGGTTTGATGATATCATTAAAAATGATATTGTCTGTAGTTTTGGAAGAGGTGAAGAAGACAATGCATCTGAATTGTATTCACGCTTGCGTGATGAAGGACAAGCTCCTATTCAGAAGAGCGGTGTTCATGCCTCTACCCTAAAAGCATTTGTCAAGGAACAGATTCAAAAAGGATCTGATATTCCTGAAGACAAATTTGGTGTCTATGTAACCAACAAAGTGAAAATTACATAGTGAAAACTGAAATGAAAAGGAATGATATGACAAAGAATGTTGTAACTAAAAAGACGAATGGGCAAGTTGCACAACTTGCTTCTTTTGATACCTTTAAGTCTATGGGCTTCGAATCAATTGATGCTCAAGATTATGCAACGCCAAGACTTAAAGTCTTAATGGCGCTGTCACCAGAGGTAGCAGATGAGACTGTTGCAGGTGCTAAGCCTGGAATGATCTACAATAACGTCACGGAAGAATTGTATGATGGGAGTAAAGGTATTCTCGTTATGCCATGTGGCTTTGCAAGAGAGTATGTAGAATGGGCAAACATAGGTACTGGAAGTAGTGCTCCTGTAAACGTGTATCCTGCTACATCAGACATACTTTCGCAAACTACTCGTGACGCACAAAACAAAGACAGACTAGAGAATGGCAACTACATTGAAACATGTGCCAATCATTTTGTCTATGTTGTTAATGAAGGAGGACAGTCATCGAACGGTATGTTGGGTAGTCCTTGTGTCATCACTCTTAAATCAACAGGGTATAAACGAAGTAAGAAATTTAATTCTTTAATTCGTTCCGTGATCCCTGCTGAGTGGCCTATGTTCTCTGGTTTATTCAGAGTCAACAGTGCCAAACAAAAGAATGACAAAGGTACATGGCATACATTTGATTTTAGCTTTGAAAGATTACTCGATCAAGCTAACGAAAAGGACATTGCTCTCTTCACCGCAGCAAAAACTTTTGCTGAAACAGTAAGTAAAGGGGAGGCTAAGGTTTCTCAAGAACGTGGTGAGGGCAGTGCGACCGAGGCGGAGCAAGCTACTCCGTACTAGGGCAGCTGGTGAGGGCGAACTATCGGAAGATTATTCGCCCTCATTTAATTAACAACGAAAGATACAATGAGTGTAGAGAAATTTAAAGAAGTTTTTAAAGGTTTAGAAAGAGCACACGGAGTATATGTTCCGGGCGAAATAAAAGATAGCGGTAAACGTGGGGGTAAATCCTTTATAAAAAAAGAACCAGTAACACCACAACACTGGATAGATCACATTGCAGGTAAAGATCCTAGCCTTGGTATCGTTCCTATCATGGATGATTCAACGTGTAGGTGGGGTTGTATAGATGTAGATACATATCCGTTAGATCACAAAAAATTAATTAGTAACATAGAGAAATTAAAATTACCTTTGATTGCATGTCGATCAAAGAGTGGAGGTGCACATTTATTTTTATTTATAGATGGCGTTGTATCTGCACAGCTAATGCGAAATAGATTAACAAGCTTTGCTTCTTTGTTAGGTCATGCTGATTGTGAAATCTTTCCTAAACAAATTGAATTGCAAGCAGACAGAGGAGACACAGGAAACTTTTTAAACTTACCTTATCATGCAGGCGATGACACTATGCGTTATGCCTTTGATAAAAAGGGAGAGTCATTATCATTAGATGAGTTTCTTTCTTTTGTTGATGAGAGAAAAATTACAGAAGACAAGTTAAGAAACTTTAAAACAAAACAAGTAAAGAAGGTAGAGGAGCTAGAAGATGGACCACCTTGTTTGCAAACTTTAATTAGTGTTGGCATAGATGAAGGTGGAAGAGATAATGTTTTGTATCAGTACGCAGTCTATGCAAAAAAGAAATGGCCTGAGAAATGGCAAGATAAAATATCTGAATTTAATTTTAAATACATGAAGCCACCACTTGGTCATGCGCAAGTAACCAAGACAATCAACCAACATGATAAAAAAGATTATCAATACAAATGTAAAGACCAACCAATGTGTTCAAGATGTGACGCACCACAATGTCGTTTAAGAAAATATGGAATAGGTGGAGAGTATGAAAGTAAATTTTCTGATCTACAAAAGTATGACTCAGATGAACCTGTTTGGTTTTTAAACTTTGAAGAGCAACGATTAGTTTTAAATACAGAAGAACTTTTTGATCAACGTAAGTTCAGAAAGAAATGTATGGATGCATTAACACAATTACCTAATGCACTTAGCCCTGCCGCATGGACCGCAAAGATTCAAAGCTTACTCGAGAACGTAGAGATAATAGAAACACCACCGGAGATAACGAAGTGGGGTCAGTTTGATTCTTATCTGTATTCTTTTATTTATGATCAAGGTGTATCAGATAGAGAGGAAGAGATAGCAATTGAAATGCCATGGGAGAATGAAGGTAAGATATACTTCCAACCTAAAACATTAAAAGAATATTTAAATAAGAAAAGATTTTCTGCTCTTACTTCTACAGAAATGCACGCAAGAGTTATGCAGGATTTAGGAGGAGGATCACATAGAAAAAAAGTTAAAGGTATCACTCATTACCTATGGTATGTACCTTCAAAACAAATAGAGCAACAAGATTTATATATACCTGACATGAAAAAGAAGGAGGCGTTCTAATGAAAAAAGAATTTATTGATAATCTAATGGTTCAAATGAAAACTTTGCAAACAAAATTAGATGACGAAATTGAGAGAGAGAAAATAAAAAAGGAAGAATTTAAAGTTAATGATTGGAGAAAAAAAATTGGTAACAATGCTAAATTAACAGGTGATATAAATGAAGCAATTATAATTAGTCATTTAATGAAATCTGGTTGGGATGTTTTTAAAAATATGTCTTGTACCGGTCCAATAGACATGGTTACTTATCACAGAGAAAACAATCAAATAATTTTACTTGATGCTAAATCTTCAGAATCATCAGCGTATGCTGAACTTAGTAAGTGTATACACAAAGGAATATATACTTGTTGGTTTGATGAAAAAAAACAAAAAGTTGTTATTATTAAAGGACAAAACGAATGCATAGAAATATAATTTTTGGTCCTCCAGGTACAGGCAAGACACATAAACTTTTAACAATAGTTGAAGAAGGATTGGCAAAAGGAATACAACCAAATCAAATAGGATACTTTGCCTACACTCGTAAAGCAGCGAACGAAGCTATCACCCGTGCCGTGAACCGGTTTCCACAATACGATAAAAAAGATTTTAAATACTTTAGAACATTACATAGTTTAGCCTACATGGAGTTAGGATTAACCGACTCGTCGTTAATGTCCGATGCGGATTATAAAGAAGTATCAGATTTGTTAAATGTAAAGTTATCTAATCCCACAAATAAATATGACAGCTATGGTATGGGGTGGCAGGATGATAAGTTTGTTAACATCATAGACTTAGCAAGAATAAAAGATGTGAGTCTTGAACATCAGTTCTGTCAAAAAGAAACAGGGCATTTGCCTGGAGGTTTTTTAAAGCTACGTAAGATAGCAAAGGGTTTAGAGAAGTATAAAAAACAAAACGGTTTCATGGATTTCACTGACATGATTGTAGAGTTTAATAAAAGAAAAGAAGCACCTAAACTTAAACTTCTTATCATTGATGAGGCACAAGATCTTAGTAGTGTGCAATGGAATATGGTTGATATCTTATCTCAAAATTCTACACACACCTACATCGCAGGAGATGATGATCAAGCTATCTTTGAATGGGCAGGCGCACATCCATGGAGATTTAAACAATTAAAAGGCAACAGAATTATTCTTGATCAATCGTACCGTGTACCGTTAGCCGTGCAACAAAGAGCTAATGCCGTGATCGGACGTGTAGGCGACAGGGTACATAAAGATTGGAAGGCCACGGACCGTGAAGGTTTATTAAAGACACGTGTTAATCCTTACGCCAATACAGATTTCTTAAAAGATGATTGGCTTATACTTACACGTACTAATTATTTACTAGACAAGATAGAAGAAGAGTTAAAGACAAGAGGTATATTTTATCAGCGACACAATTCTAAATCAGTGAGTGATCGTTTATTACTAGCTATTAATACATGGACTCGTTTAACAAAAAATAAAACAGTAAAGCTTGATGGTATTAAAGCGATGTATCATTACATGAATGTAGATGTCGGAGTTAGTTATGGATCAAAGACAATGCCACGAGCTAACGAAGATAAAGAATATACTTACGAAGAGTTAAAAAATAATTATGGTTTACTTTTATCCCCGGAGTTAAGGTGGGATGACGCCCTTGATAGAATACCCCCAACAAAGTTAGCTTATTTATTAGCAGCGTTGAGACGTAATCAAAATTTAAATCATGAGGCAAGAGTAAAACTTTCTACTATCCATGGATCTAAGGGTGGAGAAGCAAGTAATGTTTTATTATTTTCTGACTTATCTTTTAAAGTTGATGAAGAGTATAGAAGAAATAAAGATGTAGAGAGACGTGTATTCTATGTGGGAATGACACGAGCAAAAAACGAATTGCATTTGGTTCGCTCTCAAACCGATAAGGAATTCACAGAAATGTTTTGGAGGTCATAGTGTTTACAATTGAAACAGCGTTGAAACAATTAGATGTTACAGAGAAACAGGTAAGGAGAATAAGGGCTGAATTACCTAGATTAAATAGAGAAAAAGTAGACAAGGAAATGAAGTTATTATTACTTGATTTACAACTTATGAGAAATGATTTAAAATCTATCAGCAATAAGGAGAAAGATGAACAGTAGAGAATATCTAGATACTGCGGCAAAGATAGTAACTGGTCAACGTCAACATGACTATGGTGATAAGTATCAGAATCATAAGAACATTGCTAAGCTTTGGTCTTCCTATTTAGATTATGAAATATCAGCACATGATGTAGCGATATGTATGCTTCTAGTAAAGATAGCAAGAATTAAACATAGACCCACGAAGGATTGTTACATAGACATGGCGGGATATGCAGCAATTGCGGGTGAGATACAGGACAATGAAGATGACTCAGATACCATTATTTCAACCACCAAGTGAGTGGACTCCTCCGGAACGACTACCAGATTTATCAGACGCAAAACAAATTGCCATTGATTTAGAAACAAGAGATATAGGATTAAACACTGGCATAGGTCCAGGATGGGCTGTCAGCAAAGGTTATGTTATTGGTGTTGCTATAGCTGTTGAAGGTTGGTGTGGTTACTTTCCTATTCGCCATGAAGGTGGAGGTAACTTAGATGAAAAAGTTTTTACAAGACAACTTAAAAAAATTCTAGAACTTCCATGTGATAAGATATTTCACAATGCTATCTATGATGTAGGGTGGCTACATCAAATGGGATTGAAAGTACATGGTCGTATTATTGACACAATGATAGCAGGTCCTATTGTAAATGAGAATAGTCCTATGCGTTTTTCTTTAGATGAGTTAGGAAAAAAATATGCAGGAGAAAAAAAATCTC